AAAGTAAGTGTATTTACGCAGGAATTCGGTTAATTCGGAGTGCTTTTGGCTTGTGTTTGATTTGCCGTCAACTATATTATATTTGTATATGTGACGACTTGTTAGATGTGTTATAATTGTTTTGTTCATGGTTTTGAAAAACTTATATTTGAGTCTATAAATGGTTTCGTCGACGTAATTGACACGGCATAAAAGCTTGTTTTCGCATTTGCCACATATATAGGTCATGTATTCGTGTGTCAATGTTTCGATTATTGTGATGACATTTATCGTATTTCCGGTGACTTCGTCGCATGACGTGCATCTTTGGAGCCATCCCTCTTTCGGGAGATTTTTGCTCGGTTCGTAGATGATGATTGTGTTTATCATGTTTTAATTTGAATTGTTATTTAAATAAAAGTGAAAAATACTTCTTCAATTTTCTCTCAAATTAGAAAACAAGGGGTTTTCCATTTTATTGGTTCAAATTACATACAAGTCTACAAATTACTTACCTGGGTGTCGTTGTCGTTGTCGTTCACATTGGCTCATCAGCCCACGAGGTAGCACCACGCTCGCCCCACTGGCTTGTTGTTGCAAGTGCGTTGTATGCCTGGAGCAGTGCGTCGTACTCCTTGCATTTGGCGTCATAGAGGCTGTTGACGAGCTGGAGCGATGTGCTGAGCGTTGCGACGACACTGGTGAGCTGCTGGGCTGTCCTCTCGGCCATCTCGGTTGCGGTGATGTTGCTGTTGATCGTGTCGACCACCTCGTCCTGCGTCATGTTGGCGACGTCCGACTCGTTGATGGTGGGAAGAGTGGGAGGCGACCTTGTGGGAGGCGAACGGCGAGCCGGTGTCTTGGGCAGTTCAGGGAAGTCTGCATCTGCGACTGTGGATGTCACGACTGGCTCGGCTGACTGCGTCTTTGGCTTGACGACTGCCTGCACCTTCGGTGTCTCGAACTTGAGAGCACCAAAGTTGAGGCTCTTGGCTGCCGTTGGCTTGGGTGCGTCGACTGTGAGGCTGGGAAAGAGCGTCTCGTCGTCGACCTTGGGAGCAGGTGGGGGAGTGGCAGGACGCTCATCTGCGACCACGACGCCGTTGTTGGCAACGTGGAAGACGAGCGCTGCTGCCTTCTTGGCTCCTGCGGTCACCTCCTTCCACTCACCATCGGCCATGGCGGGCTTCTTGGGTGCATGGGGCGTGAACTTCTTACCGGAACCGTCGCAGTATCGCTCCGTGTGGCCCTTTCCGCCGCACTTGAGGCACTCAATGTTGGCGAGCTTCTGGCAGTTGTGCTTGGTGTGGTTGGTGTAGGTGGTCTCATCCTCGCCGCTGTTCTTGCAGAAGAAGCAGATCTTGGTATTGGTCGTCATGTTTGCTGTTTGCTGGTTGTTTTTTGTTGCTTGAAGAACCTTTCGGTCGGTTGTTGTGTCTGAGGGCTGGGAAAATACCTTTCATCACTCGCTGGAAAAGGATTTCAATTTTTTGTGAATCAGTGAGAAAACCTGATGGGATCAAAAAGGGGCAATATTTAGAGGCTTCTAGACAACAAAAATTGAAATGCTTTTTTGCCAAATTATTAAAAGGAAATCACTCATAAAACATGAACAATATAACTATTTTTGAGGAATGGCTGGCTTTCGCCGGTCTCGAACGGAAACAGCACCAGATCGACGGGGTAAGGTGGGCTCTTGACCGCGAAATCAACGAAAAGCAGCACCGTGGGGGCATCATCGCCGACGAAATGGGTCTCGGTAAGACCATCCAACTCATCGGTCTCATGGTCGCGAATATCAAGCGGAAAACGCTGATTGTGCTGCCACCCGTGCTGATTGACCAGTGGAGAGACGCCATCCTGCGAATGACCGGCCATGTTGCGTTGGTGTATCATGGAGCCAACATTCGGACGATAACCGCCGACACACACATTGTCATCACCAGTTACGCACATGTTGCTATTCGCAAAGGCCGACTATCAAATGCACTACACGCCATCGAGTGGGATCGCGTTGTTTACGATGAGGCACACCACCTACGCAACCGCAAATCGAAGACGTTCCTCGGAGCCTACAAGCTCGACACACGAATCACGTGGATTGTCACTGGCACACCTATTCACAACAAAGTCGATGACCTTTATGCGTATTTCGAGTTGATTGGATGTGATTACAAGACACACGAGCAATTGACACGATCCATCTCCACCCACGTGCTGATGCGGACAAAAGAAGACGTTGCGTTGGACTTACCGACTCTACGAGAGAAAACCGTCAAGGTTGCGTGGACGTGTCATGTCGAGAGGGAACTGGCACTCGGAGTGCACGGGATGGCCAGCAGTAGCAAGTTCATCGACAACATTTCCAGTGAAATCGCGGGTGGGCACGTGTTTCAGCGAATCATGCGGTCTCGTCAGAGTTGTATTAGCAATGCTCTCTACGCGAATGTGCTGATGAACAACGAACTGACACGTGATGTTCCCACTCACATATTGACGCGGATGACTAACGGGAACAGCAAGTTGGCGAATGTGGTGAAAACTATTGTGGAGAGAAACGGGAACGGTCGCAAGAAGTTGGTGTTTTGTACATTTAGACAAGAGATTGACATGTTGTCGGTGATGTTGAGCGGGTACGGAGTGCGAGTGGCGTTCTTTGATGGGAGGGTCTCGAATAAGGAGAGAAAGAAGTTGTTGGCGAGGGACGAGGTGGATGTATTGTTGATGCAAATTCAGACTGGTTGTGAAGGTCTGAATTTACAGGATTTTAAAGAGGTCTACTTTGTCAGTGCTCATTGGAATCCATCAGTGGAAGATCAAGCGATTGCTAGGTGTCACCGGATTGGCCAGCGAGAAGAGGTGGACGTGTTTCGATTTGTAATGGACGATTTCTCGGGGAGTGATGCGGCTTATGACAATGTAATAAGTCGTGTTCAGACAAAAAAGAGGCGACTGCGGTTGATTATTCGCGACCCGGAGAATTTCGAGATGTAATGTGTTGTTATTTGTGACAATAAAAAGGGTTTTTTGATTTCAATAATTAATCCAAAATGCGATTGTTAATACTACCACCGTTGCCAGTGTCATCGCATTAATGAGTTTTTTATATGGATTCGGAGTGAATGCTCTTAAATATTCGTGAATACCTATCCAAGAAGGAATGCCAAGTAGTTTTCTCTCCACTCGTATAAACGGACATCCCTTATAATGAATATTTATTGCTAGTAATAGCAACATATAGGCGATGATTGCATGTTTGATTTGGCGGGATGTTGTTATGAAATAAGTTATTATGGGTATTATAGTGATTGAATAATGCAAGATTATGAGAAGAAATGCGGCGTAATACATATTTACCTATAAATATAAATAAATATAAATATGTATTAAATTTTACAGACGTATTTATTTTTTATTTTTACTTATACCGTTGTCTGGCGATTCAAGCAACATGCGACAAGACGCTTTATAAAAGAAATTGGCTTGTTAATTGATAACCGGCCTTTTGTCGCGTCGACTATGATGTCAATCGTCTGCGAAAGTGTGCCGCTTTCGATGAAATCCAAGCAAATGCTCTCGTGCTCTACGGATAAGCTGGAATCCTTCACTATTTTGTGTATAATGTCAATGACCAATTGTTTTTGCTCGGCTCCCTTGAGATTAGTGAGTTCCGCTATTTCCATGGCATATTTCACGTAAATCATGATGTTTTCGGGCTTAATGAGTTTGCCGTCCATCTTTTGAGAGAAAGTATTGTAAGCAAATTCGAAGGTTGACATGATGTTTTGTTGTTATTATGCAATATTTTATTTTTGGGTTACAACTTCTTAAGAAACTGAACCACTCTCTGAACATGGTGTCCATTGATTTTGTTGAGTTCACGTTTGAGACGGTGAACCAGTTGATCGTTTATTGTAGTCATTTGATTCGAATGGTCTCTAAGAGCCTGCTGGATAAGTTGCTCTTGTTGAGTGTGGAGTCGCTGGCGTTGCTGTTCGGCAATTAGGTGGTTAAGAGAATCGCGGTATGTCATGTTGATTGGTGTCTTGACGATTAGTGTGGTAATATGTTTAAATAAGTTGGATTATATTATAATTTGGATGTTTATGTTTTGAGAGAAAATAATAATGTTGGCTATAATTAGGAAATGCAATTCAAAATAGACCATTCGTTCGAAGAACGTGTCGACCAGTCACGAAAGATAATGAAGAAGTTTCCTGATAGAGTTCCCGTTATTGTCGAACGCGTGTCTAGGGGTCCATTCATTGGAGAATTGACGAAAACCAAATTTTTGTTGCCATATGATGCGACAGTCGCCGGATTTATGGGAACTTTGCGTAAACAGGTTGTTGCCAACTCATCAGACGGATTTTACATGTTTTGTGGTAATAAAAATGTATTAGTTTCTGGGTCCAATACATTCCAGCATTTATACGCGAATTACAAGGATGACGACGGATTCCTGTACATGATGTATGCTGGAGAGAATGTGTTTGGATGATGGAAAATATGCTTATTTTTTAAACACAATCAACAATTCCAATTCATTTATGCCTGCCGGCGGGCTTATTCTTTCCTATGGAAGTGGAAACACTAGAATTCACTTGAAATATAGTTTAATGAAGTGAATTCTATTTAAAATTGTCACGTTCGAATAAGTTCCGGGTTATTTGTCGGGAACTATATATAAGATGTTTGGTTGTTGTTTTAAAAAAAAGGTTGAACTTAAATTGGAACCACCTAGATATATTGAACCTCGTGCGTCTGCGGTTGAATTAGTGAAGTATGAACAAATTATAGGTGAGTTCAGTGACACCAGTTGCGAACCCGTTTTGTCACCTACACCAACGCCGCCTCCGAGAGAAAGAATTAGTTTCTTAGTAAATGACAAAGAAGATAATTCCATAAAATCAAGCGAAGATGAAAGCTTATTTAATATAAGCGTTAATCATAGCATATTGAGTGAAAAAATTGGTAATAGTAGTTTTAAAAGTGGGAACGTTCGAATTTTAAGTGGAAAAGATGATGAATTGAGAGACAAGGAAATTGAGCCAATAATTACGGTAAATATAAGCATTAAAAATGAGCGGAATGGTGTCTTAATTCATAGGAAAATTTATCTTTAGTTAGCAACTGTAAGTTTCGATCTTACGGCCTCCTGGTTATGAGCCAGGCACTCTCCCTACTGAGCTAAGTTGCTTTTTGGTTGGTACCTTTCGGCACATATTACAGAGAGAAAATATATTTAAGTTTATTTAATGCTTAAATATATATAAAAACAAAAACAAAAAACCTCCCCTACTGGGAATCGAACCCAGACCAAGCGGGTGAAAACCGCACATCCTAACCATTGGACCATAGGGGATTTTTGGTTATATTGGTAATTGGTTATTTTAGACTTATCAAGTTGATGTGTGAAAAAAAGATGGGCAAAAACGATAGCCCTTTCGGGCAAAAACGATAGCCCTTTCGGGCAAAAACGATAGCCCTTTCGGGCAAAAACTATGGCTCTTTCACCGAAGGTGGTTGTGCCAAAAAAAAGAAGATGTACCCCTTGTGGGGATTGAACCCACGGCCTTTCAATTAGAAGTCGAACGCTCTATCCAGCTGAGCTAAAAGGGCAATGTTTAAGAGGAGGGATTTGCCTCTTAATATGTGGAGAGAAAAAGTATTCGCGTGAAAATAAATTAAGGTGGTTAACCATAATAAAAGCGAAATCCACGTTTCATGCGAACGTATTCGGCAAAGTTGACATTTATTTTATCGTTTGCTTCATGCTCCTCCTTTTCTCTCAAATAGTCTTCATAAGTATCATAAACCACATTCATCGCAACTCTTCCATGGTCATCCGATAGAACAGAAGCGACTGGATGCTTGGGATTTATAAGATTGACTGCAAATCCGGCCATGGCATCGTGGTGTTCGCAATCGTCTAGGTCGGATATGAGCGTCCATTCAAGTATATTATCGAAAGTATCTGGTAAACGTACAATCTCATCCAAGAGGTCGATGAATAGTTTGTTTCTCTCGATTGTTATTTCAGAGAGAAGTGTTGAAGGGATGGAATCATAATCTAAATGTTTGGCAATTATGTAATGACCACGGTCTGTTTGGAAACCCGATTGATTAATGTTTACTCCAAATTGCCGTTTACTATTGTAACACGCTTCACAAACATCATATCTGGCATCTTCATTGGTATAATAAAACGGTTTCTCTCCAATATCTTGAACACAAACATCACAAATTTTATATTGACCATTCTCATTTGTATTAACCAGGTTATCGTAAAAGGACGGATAACACTCGGAACAAACGTCAATGTCTGAAAATCCGGCGTAATACCAGGGCTCAGTTGAGGTTAACGGTTCATATTTCTCTCCTTCATCTGCGTCTGTCGGGTCATCCGATCTTATCTTCTCACATATGTTACATTGCCTACATACTGATGAATAAGAGGTGAGTTTGATGGATGTGTGTGCTGTCCATAGCTTTGTGTCTGCTTCTGCTTCTGCTTCTTCTTTCCACGCACTCATAAATTTATCATAATGTTCAGATACATCTACTGTTCCAAGTTTTATTCCAAACATTTTATGTATGTAAGACAACTTGTTTTAAGTGAAAAAATAAGCATTTAAATTGTTAGATGCTTATTTTAAACTGTTGCTGACTTCTGATTGTTCCTGCACTCCTTTGACCACTCGGACACGTGGGAGTTTAATTTATCCCACGGTGGGGTTCGAACCCACGAAATTCTTGCGAATATGCATCTTTAATTGGAGGGTTGTTTTGCTGTAAGAAGTCGTTCTCCATTAAACAATGGCTTTATTTCTTTATATTCTTTTGTTATATGTTTTATGCCTGGGAGTGATTTATTCTCTAATTGAGTAAATTGTTTTCACCATAATAAGTTCACTGGACAATATTTTTTATATATTTTGGTAGTGTATATGATGGATATCGCTACTAAGAGGTTGCTTTTGTTTTTAATTGGCTGTATTGGAATGCGATCGTTGTTCGCTTATATCGCGAGGGTGGCGAGTGTGGGGGTTTTACGCATAATGGGTTGGCTCGCGTTGCTACCTGCCATTGGTTTCATGTATATTTATGTGAGTGGGGCTAGGCGGACCGGTGCCGAGGTGTTTGGAGAGAAAATATGGTGGAATTCATTGCGACCAGTGCATGCTCTGATGTATTTCACGTTTGCTTGGTTGGCTATTAACGGGATGAGCGGAATCGCATGGAAAGTGTTGGTTGCCGATGTTTTGTTGGGATTGGGTGCGTTTTTGGCGAATCGGACTGGGGTGTTTTAAACGATAAAAAATAGATACAATCAATAAAATAAGTTTTTGAAGTTGGTTGAAACTTATTTTACAAGGTCGACATCGACAGGACTTGAACCTGCGCGGGTAAAACCCATTGGATTTCAAGTCCAACTCCTTGACCGCTCGGACACGATGTCTTTTTTTGCTGGTGTCTATTGAAACGTTGCTCTACCATTGAGCTACGGCGGAAAGTTCCACCGAAAGGAATCGAACCTTCGACCTACGGCTTAAAATGCTGTTTGAATTGCTGTGAGACACATATACATATGGAGATGTGGCTTTAAGTTGTTTTTGATGTGTATATATTTATTTATAGTTGATTACAAAACAATTAGAGAGAAATGGCGTGCGAATTCGCGGTGGTTTGGTGGCGGTGATTTTCATTGTAATTTGTGTAGATTTTTTGTTTCATAAATAGATTTTACCATTTTTAAAAACTCAGTTTCCATTAAATCACTTTTTGCTTGATTTACAATTGTTGTTACTAATTGTACATTACCCCTTATGTATCCTTTTGATGAATCAATTCTATCCAATGATGGCTTGTGATTGACACCATATTCCCACACAAATTCTACACCTGAATAAATACATTTGTTTTGTTGTTCTTCAACCAATTGTTTGATGTAGTCAACTTTAATGTCCAATATTGCTGCTTCGAACCTGTGGTTCTTTTCACGTTTCATACATGAATATTTTGCTGTTGTAAGCATTGTCGTAATGATTTGGTCTATTGAATGGTTTTCATATCGAGATTTACGATTTAAATTATTACAAATTTTGCATCGTTTTTCCTTATTGTCTTTGTATTGAGCTCTATACGAAAATAATCTAAATGGTTTGGTTTCTTTACAATCCCAACAAGTTAATGTTCTATCATAATTTTCAGGTAAAAAATCATTTCTGTATTTCATTGTCTGCTCAATCTTCTTTTCCATTAACTCTTTTACTTTAATGAAATTGTATTTAGTAATAGACTGTATTTTGGATTGTTGCTTATAAATACCAAGATTACTGCAATTTATACATACTTTGTGCTTTTTCCTTAAAAATAGTTTTAATGAAATTTTATCATTGTGTCCACAAGAACCAATGTATTCTAATTTTTCTGATGAGTTTTTATAATTAGTTGAAACCAGTATACAATTGTTGGTTTCAAATATGGTATTCACATCATCGTAATTATAAATTTTTGGCATTTTTTGTTTAAAATAATATTGGCATTATCTTTATTTAGTTTGTATAAAATGTTTAATAAGTATTTGAATTGGTTGATACTTATTAAACATTTTCGGTCCCGACAGGATTTGAACCTGTGACTTCAGACTTAACAGGTCTGCGAAATAACCGGACTATTCAACGGGACCTTTGTGACTGTTTTACGAGCGAGAACCGCTCAACCAATTAAATGAAATTTAACCGGAATTGCCTATTTTACGGTAAGGACTTTAACTAACCCCGACCGGGGCAACCTATAATATTGCGGTAAGGTGAGCGTGCTACTTTAACCAACAAATATGTCAACCCCCTTATTGTACATCGCTAAGCGATAACCACCTGATTGGAGGTGTTTTTTTTACATCGCTTAGCGATAACCCCCTGAATGGAGGTGTTTTACGGTGCCAAGCACCAACCAACGAGAATGCGTTGGCCATATACCTAAAAATATGTGAGAAAAAAATTAGTTCAGAGAAGAAAAATTCAAAAAAGAGATACTTGCCGTTTTTCCATAGTCGTTGCCTGATGTTGCCGATGCCGTTGCCGTTTGCCTGATGTTGTCGTTTTAGTAGTCGTCGGTGCCTTTCCGTAGTCCTTGGGTGGATCTTCATCCTCAAATTCATCGCGCGTTTAAGCGAGTGGAGCTATGCCTTTCCTTTGAGTCCGATTCACCGAATCTATTGAAGATTAATTTGTTGGTTGTCTAAAAGCCCGAAGGCTACAACCATGCCCACTGATGAGCGGATTTAATTGTTAAGATTTGCTGTATGGTTTTATGGGTTGCACTAAAACCGTGGTTGTCTAAGAGCACCAAATGAATGGCGTACAATTAAACTACAACCGCGCTCACTGAGCGGATTTAATCGTTGTTATAAATAAATTTGGTTTTTGCTGTGAGAATCAACATTCAAAGTGCGAGATTCTATGCGTCTTCGACATTACATCATTTATAGGTTGGGGGTTGCTGTAAGAATCCTTATATGTGTGCGGGATTCTTTGTTGGTTGATAAATAGCACACGGCAGGGTTCGAACCTGCGAACACGTTGTGATGGGGTCTTAAGTCCCACGCCTTTAACCACTCGGCCACATGTGCATTTTTGAGGTTGTCTCATCGACTGGAAGTTTTGATAGCTACGACGAGTTTGACAAAATTTGGCGTTATCCAGGACATACCACGAGGAGGTATTTTGTCTTATGTCCCAATTGGTGCTGTATCCTTGGTTTTTTCAGACAGGAAAATTTGAATTGCTGTAAAGAATACGTCATATCGGCTGGAATCGAACCAGCTACTCCATAATAGATTATGGAAGGTTGCCATTACCCCACGATATGTTTGGTTGGTGTGCCCTAAGCGGGGATCGAACCCGCGACCTTGGCATGTCGCACTGATTATAAGTACCACGCTCTAGACCAACTGAGCTATTAGGGCTGATTTGGGGAGCAGGAAGAGTTGTTTGCTGGGCTCTTCCTTCACGATATGTAATGGTGGTGTTTCTTTAAGTTGTTTTATGGGTCAATATATTATTTGTAGACAGAATTACTTAATAAATATCCTCTCAATATAGTATAACAAAAAA